CTTCGTAAGTCGCTTGATAGGGACCATCGTGACCGATGACTTATCAAGCTGAACGTTATGGAGAGTGGGCTTATCGGGAAACTGGCGAGGAGGAGCGATTGCCTGGAAGCGAGGGGCAATCCGAAGGAGAACAGACAATCGGTAAGAAAGTGACCCTCGAAAACCTAGTTCGTCCATGGTATAGCCGCAAAGCGACGGTTTGTGCCATAAGACGTACTGGCGACCTGCACGGAAACGCAGATCGCCCTCTAGGTCCCCGAGGAACTTTCTCATACCTGTCCCCAAGGAAGCGGGGGAGTCAGTAGGACGGAGCATGCCAAACCTCAGCGAGTGCTTTACGACTAAAGAGCGACCACTCCACGCGAGCAGCGTGGAATTGATCGTTCCAAAGTCTCCAGACACCGAGGTCTTCGTACGCTCAACTTCAAGTCCCAACGAGCCAACGACTCCCATCCAATGCGCCGCGAAAGAGTCATCTGACTGGAACAGTATGTCGTCCCCGTTGATTAGCAGTGGACACTGGGTTTTCAACCCAGCGGTCTTCCGGGCCCACGCAAAGCCCATGTAATTCTGCAAACACAACAGGGGAAACGACAAGTACGATCCCATCATTTGACCGATAGTAACCTCGTAGGTTTCTAGATCCTCCTCATTAGGCGACCACGTCAAGGTCGGCCTTAAGATCTCCCGAGCGTGCTTACGCACATTCGGGGGGATACTAACTGAGGATGCTAGAAGCTCATCGAGGATTGCTTCAGCGACGGCAATTGGAAGGTTGTCAGTGGCGGACTTGTAGTCCCCTGACACTAGCTTCCCTTTTTCAACGGAGAACCCCGCCTTGCGAAGCCTATCCGCACTGACATCCCCCCTCAAGAGCCAATTTTTCTTCGAGATGCGATTGTAAATCGCATCATGAAGAGGCTTGAGGATAAACGTCCCTGACTGGAACTGGGTCAAGGGACGGGGTTTGCCAGCGGACTGGACAACGATGGCTTTCGCAGCC